GGATTTGTAAAATTGGTTACTGCCGCATCATAATCGTTTTATAAGTTCGCAGCAGGTTTTTACTTCCTTTTTCCTGCTGCTTGGAGGAGGAGAGTTTAAATCCCTTTCTCTCCTCCTCCTATTAAACTTTTTTTAGGAGGAGCATGCTAAATAAATCAAGAAATAAAATGATGCTAAATGATCCGTTTAAAGAAAAAATTGAATTTTACTTCTGTAAATTTTGTGATAAAAGTTTTAATATAATCAGTTACAGAGAGTATGATTCAGTTCCGCTATGTCCTGCATGTGATAGAAAGCTTACAAAAGCTGATGTAAAGACTTCCGCGGTTATTACTAAATAACAAAGGAGAATTAAATGATAGGCATTATATGTGTTAATTGTGATAATAAAGTAGAAGTAAGAGATGGAAGCAATGTTTATCTTGGTTGTCATAAATGTGGATACCAGTTAGTTAAATTTGATACACAGGTACAGAAGACTTGTTTGGAGTGTGAAAATAGCGAATTGGTTAAAGAAGGAAAAGAAGTAAAAGTCTTTCATACTGGAGGACATCAAATTTATCATATTAAAAGAAAAGGCACCTGGCCCTATGTTCCCAAGGGCACAAAAACTTCTGAGATTATTAAAGCTAAAAAAGAAGAAGAAGAAATGACTGATGATGGTATAGCAGATATTGAAACTGAACCAAGCACAAGGAGATTAATTAAAAGAGGCAAGATTAAAAAGGGAAAGTAAAAATGAAATCGGAGAGAAAAGTAAAGATTGATTGGGCATCATCCGAAACAGATAAAGATGGGAAAATTGTTGGTAATTATCTTGGATATGCTACTCATACAAAAAATCTTTTGCAAAGTATTAGAAAAAGGAAAGATATAGAAATAACAAACAAAGCAAAAAACACTTTAATAATAACTACTCCTGAAGGATATAAGAATAAGATACAAGGAAAGAAAAACTGGTTATTTACAATGTTTGAGGGAAGTTTACCGGAAGATTATATTAAGTCAATTCAGAAAGCAGATTATCTTTTAACTCCTTCAACATGGGTATCTGATTTATTTAAACCTCATTTTAAAAATAAGATTTATACTATTCCACATGGAGTAACAAAAGATTATAAATTTAAGAAGAGAAGCTTTCCAGAAAATAAGCCTTTCAGATTTCTTTGGGTAGGAGCACCTAATCCAAGAAAAGGATGGGAAGAGTTAATTTTTTTATGGAAGCATTGTGGCTTTGAAAATTTTAGTAATATTGAATTATATCTGAAAACCACCGGAGTATCTTTAGAATTGGGAAAGATGAAAAATGTTGTTTTAGATGGAAGAAAATTACCTAAACATGAATTGATAAACTTATATAATTCTGCCCATTGTTTTTTACTTCCACATAGAGGAGAAGGATTTGGCTTAACTTTAGCAGAAGCGATGGCAACAGGACTTCCATGTATAGCAACAAATTACTCCGGAGTGACAGATTTCTTTGATAGTAAAGTTGGATTTGCTGTTGACTATGAAATAAAAAAGACAAAGATGATAAATCCCAAAACAAAAGTAGAAGTAGAAATAGATGCTGGATTCCCAATACTGGAGGATTTGGTTTCTAAAATGAAAGATGTTTTTATGAATTATGATTATGCTTTGAGATTAGGAAAAAAAGCTTCTGATAGAATTAAAAAAAAGTTTACTTGGTACAATTCCGCAACCACTTTAATAAACGTATTAAAGGAGAATGAAGCGTGGCAGTAATTACTTATGATGATGTCAAAGTAGAACTTGACATGGATGAAGCAGAAACGAAATGGGATACTTTATTAACTAATCTATGCTCTGCTATTCAATCTATCTTTGATTTAAAAACAGGAAGAACAATAGAAGAAACAGCTCATACAGAATATTACTCCGCTGATATGTATACATCTGAAATTTATTTAAAAAACTTTCCTGTAAAATCTGGAGCATCTTTTTCTTTATATGATGATCCTGATTGGCAGTACGGAAGCGATACTTTGATCTCAGCAAGTGATTATAAAGTATCGTTGACGGATGGAATTATTTATTATATTTCTCATTTCTTCAGAGGTAAGATGAATATAAAAGTAATATATACTGCTGGATATACTGCCACAACTCTACCAGACGCCCACAAACAAATATTCGTTAGACAATGCTCCCATTGGTTTAAAGATGCTAAGAATGGCGAATGGCATATTGATAGTATGAGTATTCCACAAGGCGGAAACATAATGAGAAAAAGATTGGATGGAAATTTACTTCCTGAATTTGAAAACTTGGTAATGATTGAAAGAAGGATTCAATCATGTTAGAGATAAAACTAACGCCAAAAAAGAATTGGGGAGAATTTGTCAAGAAAGTAAGACTATGGCCTAATAAGAGAAGTCGTCTAATTTCAAGGATTCTCTCAATGTCTGCTGATGAAGTAATTACTACTTCGCAAACAAAGTACTTGACCGGAGCAAGAAAAAGGGGTTTTTTAAATGTTGATACAGGGAGACTAAGAAGCAGTTTAACAAAGCACCCAAAATCGGGTGCAGTAAAAAGAGGAAATAGTTATTTTGTAATTGTTGGTACAAATGTTTGGTATGGTAGAATGTACCATGAAGGATTCATGAACAGAAAAGTGGATGATATAATAAGACCTAAGAAAGCAAAAGCTTTAATGATTCCACTTAGAGGTGGAAGAGTTATTTTTAGAAAGAGTGTAAAAGTAGATTCAAGACCAAGACCGTTTTTATCAAATGCTTTAGATGATGTAAAACCAAATATGGTAAGAGTACTTATGAAAGCAGGTGTTCAATTTGACGACTCCAAATTTTAAATTAAAAGAGATAAAGGCGCAGATTATAACTCAGCTACAGAATATTGATGGCGGAAGTAATTATAACAATAAACTTCCGCATGCCAATATTTTCTCTGGTTTTAAATCTTTCGAAACTGTAAATAGTTATCCAACAGTATGTGTTGGATATATTGCGGAGCCTGATTCTATTCCCACAGACCAAAGGACTTATGAATGTGATATTACTTCGGAGTTATATGCTTATACAAAAAATAGTTTAAACCCATTGGATTATATACTGGATTTTTGCGAAGATATTCAGACTTGTCTTTTAGAAGATCCAAGCTTAAATAGTCTTATTTATCAACTATCATTATCATATGAAATCACATCTATGGAAGATTTAGGTGTAGCAGTAATTACTTTAAAAGCAAAGACAGAGTGGACAAATTCTTAAATTAGGAGGAAAGTAATGGCAACAAATATTACAGGTCGTGAATTTATATGCGCTATCAAAAAAGCTACTACTTGGAGAACTGCCGTAGAATGTGGTGCAGGATCAGGAGTACTTGTTACTACAGAGGGTTTAGGAGATAAAGCTCCTAAATTTGTTGATGATGATAGTGCTGGACAGATTGATATTAAATACTCTTATAAGGTATCGGAAAGTTTGCCCGGAAGAACTATTGATGGATACTTTCGATATGATATGTGGGATTTGGCAATAGCTTTAGCAATGGGCACTGTTCAGACTCCTGTTGCTGCTGAAGCTACAAGTACAGCATACAAAAGCATGTACACGTTGAAAGATAATATTGACGATTTATTTGCAACATTAGCAATGAAGAAAGCGGCAACAACTGAAGGAGTATGGGAGGTTCCCTCAGCGAAGATACATGGATTTACTATCAACGCAATGATTGGTGAGCTTGCTAAGATTCAAGTAAATCTAACAGGAAACAAAATTGAAACGGACGCAACATCAAGAGTAAACAATAGTACTACACTTGCAAATGTTACCTATTTAACTGAAGGTGATATTGTTAGGATGAATAGTAATTTCTCTATTTGGATGAATGCCCAAAGTGGAGATGCTCTTGATTCTGGTGATGCAATATATCCAAATTCTTTTACTCTAACATATAACAGGCCGATGGATGAAAACTGGTCTGCTGGCAATGAAGACTTGGATGAGCCTACGCAAGGCGGGTTTGCTGATACTACTTTGACATTAAATTTTGATAAGTATAACTTGGACACTTTTATGCAAGCAATAGAAGATGAAACGGCACAGAAGATATTAATCACTTTTCAAGGTGATATAATTGCAGGGAGTACGCGGTACAAGTTTAGTTTTTATTTACCAAAAGTAGAATTTCAAAGCGCATCGAGTCCAATGTCTGGACCTGGAAAAATTCCACACAATATTACTGGAAAGTGTCGGGCTGTTACTACTGCTCCGACTGGTATGGATGATGCGTCTATTGATGCAAGTGTTGGGCAAGATTGTTTGTCGGCAGTTAATCTATTTGTTGTCAATACAATTTCAAGTTCTGTTATTTAAAATTTTTAAATGTTTAAAGTTTTTAAAAAGGTGAAACCTTTTGAAATATTTAAGGGTTTCACCTTTTTTTTATTTTTAAACTTTTTAAATAAAATAATTTAATCAGGAAATTACAAATATGTAAAAACCCCGCCTAACGCTCTAATTTGCGTTTTAAGCTACTTTAGGCATGAGGGCATATCAGTATATTAACTTGTGCCAGATCGTTGTTTTTAGATATAGATATTTGATTTTATTATATATTTTAATTAAATATCGGACTGTTTAAATTTTTTTATATTTTTTTTCAGTTTTTTTATAGCCCAAACAAAAACAAGATATAAATAGCTGAAATTATTAAATAAAAAAAAATGAAAAAAAATGAAAAAAAAGCTTGACATATTTTTTTAAATATGGTATAAAAAACTCACGTTTTGAGTTTTTGCGGTTCTTTAAAATTATTTCGCGCGTCAGAACTTGCCCTGGTTTTATTCGGATCTCACTGATTGACAACGTGAAAAATTTCTTTTCTTTGATATAAGGTGCTTAATAAAACAACGGCTGACTGGGTTTAGCCCGAGCCGCTGGCAAGTTAGCATAAAAGCTTCTAGTAGCTTAAAACTCATCAGAGTCGTAAACGACTATTTGTCAAAAAATCGACAATCCCTAAAACGGACAAGCGAAAAAAGCAGCTTGAGCACCAGAATCCAACAAGTCGCCCGACTTGTTAGGAAATCTAAATCTAATCCCCGACAAATTCAAATTTTTTCGTCCTATATATTATGTGATCAATCCGGTCAAACCGAGAATCATATAATCCCTGTTTGAAACCCGTTTAAAATATAATTCTTGTGTGAGGGTATGCTCTTGATCCAATGATCCTATTTTATGCTTAGTCATATAGGGGGAGGTCATGCACAGAGCGTAGAGCAAAGATTAAACACAAGTTGTTTTATTAAGCGAAGTATTTTAGTAGCACGGCAGGAAAAATTTGAACTAACGAATCTGAAAGGTCATATTAAGTAGGATTTTAGGGGATGCCAATAATCTCCTTTTGATGGCAGCAATTAATTTTGTTGCCATCTTTAAATACACTATTTTATTTTTAAGTGTATTTAAAGATGGTAATAAATAACAATCTAAAAAGGAGAAAAGAACAATGAAAAAATTTAAATTAACATTGTCCAGTGATGAAGGTATTGTAATTGATTGTATTGACTTCGTTGTGACGGAAAATGAAGCTGAAACAAACGAATGCCTGAACGCGAGTTTTGAGGAAGACTTGGGCGGCATGTTAGTAACACATGATGAAATAAAAAGGTACGAAAGTATGGACGATATGATGATGGAACGGATTTATGAAAGTGTTTATTGTGAAATGTTTGACAAATAATAATCTGAAAGGGGAAAAGAAAATGGGAAAAAAAATTGGGTATTTCGTTCATGTATTCACAAGTTCCTTAAAAGTCAAAAAGTTGATCGAAGAAAATTTGCAATTTTCTGAAACCTTTAAAAATGAAAAAAGCGGTAAACATTTTGGCGGAGTTAGGACAAAAAGTTATAAATGGGAGATTCTGATCAACCATAATACCAAACGTGACCAAAAAAGAAATTTCAAAGAGATTATCAAATATATTGAAAAACATATAGAGGATGATCTTTGGTATGTTTGTAAATCTGATTTAGTAGAAAAAGTTTAAATCAGTATTTAGGAGCATAAAGTCAAAAACTTTATGCTCCTATGAATTGATTTAAATTGTAACTTATAAAAAAAGGATATTATGATGGATAAAAAATCGGAGTTAAAAAAATATCCAGAAGCTTATAAATGTCCATTTTGTGGCAGATTATTATATGGTATCGCTGTTGAAATAAAACATGGTGAAATTGATTTCAGTAGGTACTATGAGTTAAATTGGGATAAAGATGGCTTTTACTATATTTCGAAAAGAACACATAGTCCTTTCCTGTGTAAAATGAAACTTAGAAAAACCACAAAAAAAAGGAGATAGACAAATGAAAAAAATCGTAAAAGAAAAAGTGAAAAAGGTGGATCTTGGTGAAGTGTTTTCAAATGGTGTTCTTGTTAACCTTCGGGTCAGCAAGTGGTTGGCAAGTATGAAATTTGATCCAAAGAAATTAAACGAAGACGCCCCAACAAATATTCTTAGGGCGTCACAAGACTTATTGGAAGATAAGTCCAAACTGGAAGAGATTAAAAGTCTTTACTATAGGACTAAAAATTATCTTTACAGGAACACCATTCCAACTCCAATTCATGGGTTGGACTTTGTTCCGAAAGATAAGATTGAAGAAATCAACGATTTCTTAACGATACAGCGGGACACATTTGATGGTCTGGTAATTGAGTTCCTTAACGATTATGACCGTTTGAAAGAGAAATTCGAGGAGAAATATCCAGAGTACTACATCCCCTCAAAGTATCCAAGCAAAGAAGCATTAAAAAGTAAATTCTCTTTTGAATGGGTGTTCAGATTGTTTGTTGTTCCTTCTAATGATATGCTAAGTAATGGCATATTAAAGGAAGAAATTAAAAAGCAACAGAAAGAAATTATAGAAATAACTGAGCTGGTAGGAGTTGAAATAAGAAAACAATTAATCGGCAAGTTGGAAAGTCTTACCAACCAATGCACGGAGGGTAAGATAAACAACAAAACAATAAATGCAATTCAAGATTATTTAGATAAGATCGACGATTTGTATAATGATTTTATCGGAAGTGCAGAACTAAAAAAGCAGATCAATATTGTAAAAAAGTATTTGTCCTCAGATAAGTTATCTTCTGGTGATCTGCTAAAAGACAATGACCAGCTTAGACAAAAAGTTGGTGATGTAATGTCAAGTGTGCTTGATAACATTAAAAATCAAGGACCGAAAAGATCACTTGAATTTTAAATCAGTATTTAGGAGCATAAAGTTTTATCTTTATGCTCCTATGAATTGATTTAAATTATTATTACAAAAAAGGAGAAAACAAAATGGATAATTGTGATCTTTGTGGTAAATTGCGGGATAATATTAATATTGTTGGAGTCAAAGTTTTTGGAATATCCTTTAATGTTTGTAATAATTGTTCTTTAAAATATGCCGGTGGCAATATAGTTAGAAAAGGTATTATTTACGATAAAACAATTTGTGTGGAAGTTAGAAAGAAGATGGAAAGTATAATTGTTGATATTTTTAAAAAAGACATTTAAATCAGTATTTAGGACTAAGAAGTAAAGTAAAACTTTTTAGTCCTATGAATTGATTTAAATTGATTGTTAACCCTAAAAAAGGAGATAGACAATGAAAAGCACAGACATCATTAAAGGAATTTCGGCAAGTTATTCTTTGTTTTTTGTCCAAACCGCTGATATTAATACGTCAGCTAAAGACATTATTTCAGAAATTGATGCAGCGGAAAGAGGTTATAAAGTCAAAATTTGGGACTTTATAACCTCTGATGGAAATCCGGATGAAGTACTTGAGGATTTAAAAAGTTCTGAGTCAAAGCTTGTTATCTTAGCTAAGAATTGGAATTTATTCCTCACTGATGAATACGGAGGAATAAATAAAGAGTTCTGTATTTATCTTCAGAACTCTTCAGAGCTTTTCAGCGATGTTGACAATAGAAAAGTTCTGATAATTCTTTCTGACTTGCCTTTTGAAAAAGCAATTCCGACAATGTTACAAAGAGAGTTTACCAGCATAGAGTTTGATCTTCCAAACGAAGAAGAAATAAAAAAGATATACGATTATGTAATATCCTACGCAAGCGAAAATAAAAAATTTATTGTCCCTGACGCGGAAGAAGAAAAAGCGATATTAAACAACTCGAAAGGAATGACTCGGAGAGAAATAATCTCCGCGTATAATTACAGTATCATTGCAGATGAGGGAAAGTTTAATTTCCGAACCGTTGCAAAGCAGCGGGCAGCGGAAATTGAAAAGACTCCCGGTCTAAGAATTGGGGAGTATGATGTGAAAGAAAATGATCTAAAAGGGTATGATGCAGTTAAAGAACATGCCCTTGAAACAATAAACGATCCTGATGCTCTCGGTATATTACTTCTTGGTCCTCCCGGCACAGGCAAGACAATGTTTTGTCAATGGCTTTCAAGTCAAGCAAAAAAACTTGTACTTGAGGGAGAGATGGCAGAACTTATGGGAGAGGGTCTTGTGGGGCAGGCTGAAGCTTCAATGAAAAGATTTATTGAAGTAGTTTCAGCAAATGCCCCTTGCATCTTATTTATAGATGAAATTGAAAAGGGTTTGGCTGGTATGAAGTCAAACCAAAGCGGAGACGGGGGCACGACCAAGAGAAGTATGGGTCAGTTTTTAAAGTTCTTATCAAACAGACCCAAAGGAGTGTATGTTGTTGCAACATGCAATGACATTACTTCATTACCTCCTGAATGGGTGAGGGCGGAAAGATGGGATACAGCTCCCTTCTTTGTTGACTTACCAAATTTTCAAGAACAAGAAGCAATTTTAAAACATTACCAACAAAAGTACGGTGTTCAAGGGAAACCGAAGAGCATGGAGGGCTGGAGCGGTGCTGAAATCAAAGCTTGCTGCCGACTTGCGAAGATGCGAAAAAAGAAGCTGGAGCAGGTAGAGCAATTCATTCTTCCAGTATCAAAAACGATGGAAGAAGAAATTACACGATTGAGAAAATGGTCGGTGAATAGAACAATACCGGCCAGCACCGTTGCTACAGCAAATGGTAATAAAAAAGTAAAACGATCGCTTGAGGTTTAAAGCAGTATTTAGGAGTGAAAAGATAAAACTTTTCACTTCTATGAATTGATTTAAACCCTAAAAAGGAGGTAGATAAATGAAAATAAAATTGTATAGAGTGATAGATAATTACAATGGTAAAATTTATTGGGTTGAAACAAGAATGGAAGCCGAAGATATACGTATTCGTTGGATTACTAAACTTAAAAAACAAATAGAAGATATTGAAGATTGGATTGAAGATATTGAAGATTGGATTGACATTGATTGTTTTAGTGGAAAAGATGATATTTTAGAAGTATTATGGGAAGATTACAAAAAAGGACGCTGTATTAAAAAAAGAAGAAAACAAAATGACTACCGCAGGTGATGTAACCGTTTGGATTAACTCGAATGAAATTGCTATTGATGGTGATAATTTATTTTACGACGTGGAGGTTTTGGTTGATGCAAAGAATTGCAAAACGGTTTTATTTGAATGTCAAGACAAAGAAGCGGCAGTAAAATTGAAAAAAGCCATTGAGAAGTATGCTATCAGTGTAATGGAAAATTAAAAAGGAGAAAAACTATGCCATGTTATCAGATTAATTTGGTTAGTGTGGAGTTTAGAGTTGATAATCTTGAGTATTTAAAAAAGGTTATCGGACAAAATTCCGCGTTTATGTCTTTAAACCAAATAACCACAGACTCAGATAGTATTAAAATTTATGGAAGAACCGGATACTTTTCCTTAAATTTAAAAACCCATCAAGCGTTATCAACCATGTCTTCCGATGAATTTAACTTTATCAAACGAGAGTATTCAAAAGTAGCTGTTGAAGAGATTGCCAAGAAAATGAAATGGGTATTAAAAAGAAAAGCGGATAATAAGTTTCAAGTCAAACAGTATTAGGAGGATAATTATGAACACTTTCGAGATAGAGATACTTGAGGACGGAACCGTAAAGATCGAATCAGAAGAGTTCAGCGAATCAAAGCATGTTAAGGCAGATGAGTTTTTATCTGCTTTAACGGAAGCAATCGGTGGGAAAGTTGTTACAAGTCAAAAGCCGCACAAGTTCTGGAAAAATAGGATTGTTCAGAGGGGCGGCAAGGTTGTTAAACTTAATAATTAAAAAGGAGAATAAAAAATGTCAAAAAAAGTCGTAACATACAAGCAAGTTGGAGAAAATGTTTTGATTTCGAAAGTAGATAATTCTTTGCTGATCAAGATTGACTTGGACAAAGAACTTGGCCCAAGTTCTTCAGGCAAAACCCTGGTAATTGGCAGCACTAAGGGCAACAAAGATTTAACGAATGTCTTAGGAGTGAATTGCCGGATAGGGATAAATTGTTATAAATATCCCCCGGTAAAAGAAGTAAAAGAATAAAAGTTAAATCAGTATTTAGGACTAAGAAATGTTTTTTTGTTTTACTTCTTAGTCCTATGAATTGATTTAAACTTTTAATATTAATCTCAAAAAAGGAGAAAACAAAATGAAAGAGGAGAAAATTGGAGTAAGTCATTGGACGGAGTATGTAAGATCAGAAATAACCATAAAGTGTTGGATGATGGCAAAATTAGAGGCTTGGAATTATGCTCTTAAAGATGAAGTTTTATCAGTTAGTAAAAGATTCAGAAGTTTTTATATTGATTATAGAAGCAAACAAAAGCAAAAGTCCTGAGTTTTAAATCAGTATTTAGGACTAAGAAGTAAATCAAAACTTCTTAGTCCTATGAATTGATTTAAACCTAATAAAAAGGAGGTTTAATAAAATGAAAAATTTAAACAGAAGAGAAAACGAGAAGAATATTCCTGTTGACAGAAGAGATATTTCTTTCGACAAGGAAAAGTTTTTCGACTTTTTGGTTACTAATACCGTGGATAAAATGTTGCTTGGTTTAGTAATCAAATTACAAGAAGAAAAATAATAAAAAGGAGAATAAAAATGGAACTTGAATGCAAAGAATGCGGAAGACAGTTTAGCTTTAAACTCACGGAGAAAGATATTCTAAAACATACTACAACTGATAACTTGATTCAAGTTAGATGCAGGAGATGTTTCAGAAAGGAAGATGGTTTAAATCAACTATTTGGTTCTTGTGAAGGAATAATTTTTTCCTATCCACGCAATGCGGCACGGGTGGGAACTTTTCGTATTGTAAGAAGTTATACAAAGTAAAAAAGGAGAAATTAAAATGTATATTTGTCAAAACTGCAAAGAAGAAATTCATTTGCCTAAAGAAATAAGAAAATTCCTTGCTGAAAATATTTCTAAAGGAATTAGAATTAAGTGCTCCTGTGACGTGGCGTATGGTTTAGATTTAATAATAGTAATTGATGTAGATATAGATTTGTCTGAAAATACGAAATGCTTCATACAAAATGTCTTTGATTATAATAAAAGCAAAGAACTTCCTATAGAGATAATCAAAGAATATATTATTTATAATAAAAAAATCTATGAAAAAGTAAAACAAAAAGAAAAAATAAAAGAAGGGGCTATTCATTGTTTATTTGGATATATACATCCCATAATAGGTATTGACACCATTGGAGATACTCCGGAAAGTTTTTCAAAAAACAGAATATTTTATAATCCGATATAAAAAGTAGTAAATAGGGAATAGATTGTATTTTAATCTATTCCCTATTTTAGTTTGTACTCTTCAAAATAACTAATTTATTTATCTTTAAGGAGAAAAGTAAAATGAGAAAATTAAAAAGGAGAAAAAAAGAACAAGAACAAAAAGAAGAAAAACCAAAACGAAAACTAAAAAGAAGAAAAGATAAACCAGAAGAAAAGAAAACATTGAAAAAAAGAAAAGGAAGGTTATCAAGATTTAACAAGAATAAAAGTAAAATAATATGCCACTACTGCAAGCATTTTCAGGAGTCAGAGCCAATTAAAAAGGGAAAAGAAATAATAAGAATGTGTGGACATAAAAAGGCAAAAGATAAGTATGATGATGGATCGGTAAATGTGCTTTCAAAAGCTTGTAGCAATTTTAAACAAGCTAAAAGATTTTTTTGCTATAGTAGACATGGCTCAAAATATGTTGAGCCTATTGTATGTGTAGCACGGCATAGGGCCAAAGTAGAAGATTGTAAAAAGTGTAGGCAGTTCGAAACAGAAGTAAAATATGCCTACCATATTCAAAAGATTGTCAAGATTTTAGAAGAAAAAGAAAAAGAAATGGGCAGAAATTGTTATAATATTTTGAAACCAGAAAAAGTAGTACTTGAAAAAAAGCATAAAAAACTATCGAGAAAGAAAGAAAAAGAAGTTGTTATAAAAAATAAAAAGATAAAAGATAGAATGAAAATTGGCAGGGTGGTAGTTAATAATGAAGAGGTGTGATATGAAAAAAATAAATTGGCACATTCTTTTTGGCTGGATAACTATGATTTCGTTTGGGGTTGGGTTTTATTATTTCTTATATTTAATAATCGAGTTTTTAATTACAAAGGAGTAAAAAAATGAAAGTAAAATACACAAAACCGGCTTTTGACGCTCTTGTGCAAAGTATTAAGGATTGGGAAGATATTAAAGAACAGCCTATATTATATGAATCTCATAATTGTCCTTTGTGTGAGTTAACTCACACGGCTTGTGATAAAGATTGCGAAGGTTGTCCTATAAAACAATATACAGGGATTGACGATTGCAATACTACTCCTTATTATGATTTTGTAAAAAAGTTCTATCAATATTATGGAGATAAATCTGCTTTTGATATACTATACATTGTTGCACAAGAAGAAGTTGACTTTTTAAAAAAGGTGCTTTGTAAAATGTTGCTTGATAAAAATTTTTGATTATAAAGGAGTAAAAAAATGAAAGTAAAATATACAAAACAAGCTTTTGTTGCTCTTAAAAAAAATATTAAAAGATGGGAAAACATAAGGGATAAAAAAGAAAATTTTTTTGGTTCTGATTGTCCTTTATGTACGCTGATTCATAAAAATTCTGAAACAGATTGCGAAGGTTGTCCTATAGAGCAGTACACGGGAATTGACGATTGCAGAAGTACTCCTTATTATGATTTCGTAGATAAGTTCTACACATATTATGGATGTAAATTTGCTTATGGTGTAATGTCTGCTGCGCAAGAAGAAGTTGATTTTTTAAAAAAGGTGCTTTGTAAAATGTTGCTTGATAAAAAGTTTTAATAAGGAGTAAATTATGAAGTTATATGGTGAACATTTTACAGACCAAGATATAAGAAATATAAAAGGGAGATATGAAAATGGATTAATAGAATTACTATCCGCTAATATATCTCCCAATAATAACAAGTACATTGACCCGTGTGATTACCAAAGAGATATTGCTGTATATATTCCGACTGTATATGTAGACACGTTAAAGCTATTAATAAAAAAGGATTTGATTTGTAAAAGCAGTATTGAGTGCCAAGAAATTATTAAAATGATTTCTAAAGAAGAACTTAAAACGAAGAAAAAGAAAAAACTAAAAAGGATAATTAGGAAAAGATATGGAAAAGAAAAGGTTGATGGGATAATGAGAGAATTAAAAAACTTTAACGATCTGAGGTAAAAGATGGAAATAAATGTGATCGACAGTGTTACTTCAAAAATAAACTTGAAGTCAATAAGTAAATATGATTTTAAAAAGCTTTGTAAATGCGTGGAGTATAAAAAAGTATTTTGGAAAAAGACTCCATATAAGATGGAAAAGACAGATACTATTGGCTGTGCTATTGATAAAAGAAATGGAGAGTTTTTAACCGGATTACTTTCACGAATATTAGAACAGTGTAAAAAGTTAAAAATTATTCCTAAGGTTAATTATGGTTGTAGTCATTTAAAAGAATGGCCAGAACAGAATAATTACCCTGTTTTAAAAGAAATTACTTTTAAAGATTATCAAAATGATTTAATATGGGAAATGACAAAGGAATCAAGGGGCATAATAAAAGGAGCAACAGGAATAGGAAAAACAATTATTGCTTTAGGCTTTGCTTCTCAATTTCCAAAAGCAAATATTTTATTCCTGTGTCATACTACCCAGATTTTAAATCAAACATATAAGGAGATGGAAAAGTTTGGCTTTAATCCCTTTAAAATAGGAGGCGGAAGTAAAGTAAAGGACAATGGAGGAGTTTTGCCAAGAGTTGTTATTAGTACTATTCAAAGCTTTTCAAAGCTGCATTATTCTTTATATGCAGAGCATTTTGATATTATAATAGTAGATGAGGCTCATCATTGTCAGAATAAAACAAGTCAATACTTTAAAGTATTGGCAAGCTGTTTGGCAGATATTAAAATAGGATTGACTGCCACACTTCCTACTCAAACAGAAAAGCTTTTGACAATCGAAGGGCTGTTCGGCCCAGTTATTGGTGATCTTGGAATAGTAGAAGCACAAAAACAAAAGATTCTATCAGATGTTAAAATTAAGCTTTTAAACGTACCATATAACGCTAAAATAGGTGATTATAGAACTTATAAGGATTTATATAAGAATGGAGTTATCTTTAATCGTAAGCGAAATGGCCTGATATGTGATGAAGTAAAAGAAGCGTTAGCAAATAGCTTGATTACTTTGATTATGGTAAAAGAAATAAAACATGGTGAACTAATAAAAGACAGATTGAGAAAGAAAAAAATACAAAGTCACTTTCTTAAATCTGCTACTAATAAAAAACTAATCAATGAAGTAAAGGAGGGAATGAAACAAAGAAAAGTCAATGTGGTAATTGCAACCGATATTTGGAGAGAAGGGGTAGATATTCCAAGTATTGATTGCGTTATAAATGCCTGCGGATTTAAAAGCGAAATAATGACTTTGCAGTTTGTGGGAAGAGGATTGAGAAAAGTAAAGGGAAAAGAATACTGTCTTATAATAGACTTTCTTGATCCTTATAAACACTTGGCAGAACACTCAATTCAAAGACTTCAAATCTATAATAAAAATGGGTGGCTGAGATGAAGAAGGAATTAAAGGAAGCATTAAATAAAAGAAGAAAAGAATTGGAAGAAATGTTAGATATAAAAAAACAGAGTAGCTATAATTTAGCAATAGAAATAAGTAAAATAGAAGATAAGATATATTATAATAGTAAGTTTTTAGAAATTATAGATGATTTGGAATTAGAAGAAAAGGCGCCGGTTAGATTAAAGACAAAAATTAGTTGGACTAAACATATTAAAAGAATTATAGAAAAAAGTAATCTTTCTTCTACTGATTTTATATGTAATTATGGCAATGAATATATTTATAATGAACTTCTTGCGAAAGGTATTATTAAAGATATAGATGATAAATTAAAAAGGAAATATATAAACATAATAAATACTGTTATCAGTAGAATTAGAAAGGAAGAGTAAAGATGATCACTTGTCCTTGGTGTAATAAAAAAATTATTCCTAGCACACAAATAATAAATGCCGATAATTATGGTGGAGGTCTATTTCATTTTAGATGTAGAAAATGTAGCAAGGTTATTAAGGCTTGGTTTGAAAGAAAGATTGTAATAAGAAATGTTGAAAAATCAGACAGAAAAGAAGGAGACTGGGGATGAAATATGAAAAGACAGGAGTACAATGGAAGAAAAATTTGGAACCGTTAGTAAAAGTATTCCCTGAGATAACTTCGGGACAAGCTTACCGTTATTTGAAATTAGTTGGAGTTATAAAGCAGCCAGAGTATGACTATATTAAAAACAATTACAAAGGTATTATTTCAGGAACACTTTGCAGGTTAAAAACAAAATTGAGAGAAGAAAATGTTTAGTACTTTTGATGTTATCTCATATTTGGAGGATAGGGAGATAGAGTACTGGACAAGTGGTAAAAATGTTAAAGATGGAAATATTGCTATCACTTGTCCAGTTTCTTTCTGCAATGACAACTCAAACCATCGTGGAATAAGCCTTGAAACAAAATTTAGTAATTGCTGGAAGTGTGGAGAAGTACTTTCTCCTATTGATCTAATAATGATTTTAGATCAGTGCAATTACAAAAAGGCGGAAAGCATTTTAAAAAAGTATCAAGAAGAAGAGTACTATCAAAAAGAAGGTGAAAGAATAGTAAGCAGGAAAAGAATAAGTTTACCAAAGGAATGCCTAAATGACATTCCAGAATCACACAAAAAATATTTAATAAGGAGAAATTTTGATCCTCTTTATTTAACCAAAAGATATGATCTAAAATTTATAACAAACTTAAATAAAAAGTATGCTTTTAGAATTATAATTCCATTTTATTTGAATAGCAGATTAATTACTTTTAGCACCATGTCAATAGCTGATAATTCTTTTCAGAGATATAAACATCAATCCAAGAGCGAAGCAGTAATTGATTGTAGCAGAACACTATACAATATAGATCATTGTGGCACGAGTTGTATAATAGTCGAAGGTGTTACAGATGTATGGCGTATAGGAGATGGCGCTGTTGGTATGATGGGAGTGTTTTTTACAAAGGAGCAAATACAAATGCTGATTGACAAGGGCATAAAAAAAGTATTTGTTTGTTATGATGCTGATGCTAAAAAAGAAGCAAAAAAACTTGCCCATCAAATAAGTGGAATAATAGATTACGTTGAACTAATTATTTTAAAAAGGGATGACCCCGACAAGCAAGATAAAAAGACTATCATGGAATTAAGGAGATTATTAATTGAATAAAATTTAAAAAAGTACTTTAATTTAAATAATATAGAATTAAAAAAGACATAAAAAGTTAAGTTTAAAAAAAGCATATTGACTTTTTACAAGGAAGTATAGTATAAGATAATTTGTTTGGGTGGCTACCAGACAAAAGCAAATAGCATCCCGATCAGAAATTAAAACCCTAATATAGTTAAGAGATAAGGCTTCTTTTCGGGATGCTTTTATAAGGCAGGAATTAGCCATTCCATTTATTGCCTAATTTCCTTATCTCTTAACTATATTAGGGTTTTGGTTTTTGGAGAAGTCAACATATGATAGACTATAATAATGCTTCTGATATTATTGGTGGAGGATATAGTTGTATTAAACATGATTTAATAAAATGCTTTGGTTTAAAGGGCGCAATGTATTTAACGATTCTTTTGGAAAAGAGAAGATATTTAATAAAAGAAAAACATCTTAAACCAGATGATTATTTTTTTTGCAGGAAAAAAGAGATTAAGGAATTTTCTGGTATAAATGAAAAATCACAAAAAGCAATTTGTGATGAATTTGAAAAGTTAAATATAATATCAAGCAAATTACAAGGACTTCCAGCTAAAAAATATTATTTGATTAATAACAGTAACTTAGTGCGTCTTATCAACAAAGGCATAAATGACCGTACTAGTAAGGTCAAATCGACTTATCAAGAAAAGTCAAACCGACCCAACATAATAAATAATAAAAAGAATAATACTAGAAGAAATAAATCTTTCAAATATAATTTGAAAGATATTAGCGTTGAAAACGCTAATGTTACAAAAACTTTAAAAAAAGGAATATTAAAACAATATTCAATGTCTGTTAGATATGTTTATAGTTTGTGGATAAAACTTGGTTTAAAAGGTCATATAAAAAGTAGAAATCTTATATCATCTTTAAATATACTTCAAAAATATATTTCAAAGCACAAGCTTATCAAAGTAGTTCCTGCCATTAGAGTTTATTCAGAACAGTTTAAAGATCAATATAGTACTTTTACCAAGAAGTCATGCTTTAATGCTGATATTAAAACTTTCTTTACAGGATTTGATAAATATACAAAAAATGTTGTGAAAAGAAATTTTGGAATATTTAATATGCCTGTACTCTTTAAGGAATGTAAAAAGGGGTCAAATTATATGACCAGTAAATATTCTAAACTTCCTAAAGATAGTTATCCTCTAATAACTACAAACTTTATAAAGCAGTGGAATAATATTTATGAAGATAAGATAGATTCAAAAGACATTAAATCATTAAAGCACATTATAAAATTTAGCAAGCTGTTTAATGATTTTGTAAAAAGCAATATTAACAAAATAACTCCATCCTTAGTTTATTCATATAAGCAATTCCCTCATCATTTTCTTGAAAACTATTTCAAATTTCTCCAGATAGAAAACAACGTTAAATTAGAGTTTTTATCCTATTATATAACGTCAAATTCATTTAGGAACTATTTGAGAGATATGAAGCTAATGGAATAAGCTTATCTTACTATGCCATTTAGCGGAGGTCTTGAGAAGTTAGTTTATTATATATAGACTATACTTTTGCTTTTAAATAAGCTTAAAACGCAAATAAACAAGGAGGTAAAATTATGGAAAATATTTCGCCGCCACCCAAACGAATAATTAAAGAAGATATAAAAATAGGGTGTAAAGAAAAAGAAAAAAAAGATATTATGCAGGAATTTTTACCACAGCTTTCCGACGAAGATTTGGTAAAAGAATTTAGGAGAATTGTTTTTGAGTATGACAGATATATTGTGGAATTTGCCAGAAGAAAGATAAAAGCGGAGGTTTGTATGTTTGAAAATGGGCATATAAATCTGATTGGAATAAGGAAGATAATTGAACTTTAAAAAGGGAGATTACGAAAATGAAAAAGAAAAAAAATGATATTAGTAAATTTGAAGATTTTGTTGAAGATGTAGTTGATAAGAAGAGAGAAGCAAATATGGAAAGATTACAAAAAGATTTAAAAGAGAGATGTGAAAGTGGAACAGAGGAAGATTTAATAGATATGTTAGAGAGGGCTTTATTTGCTTTTAATGGTTTACAATCTGAATTTGCCAGAAGGAGAATAGAAGTTACAATAGATGATGGAAATGGTGAATATTTTAGTGTTGGCTATAGTAACAACAATATAACTAATAATAGTAGAGAAATTAGAATGTTTTGCATTGAGTCCATAAAAAAACGGTTGAGGTAGAGTATGGCAAGCTTCCGAAGAAAAATAATAGATAATACGATAGAAAAAAGAATTGTGACCGGAGCTATTGTTGATGATGAATATCTTTTATTTTTAAAAAGACTTTACAATAAAAAGTATTTTAAAATATCTTTCGCAAATACTGTTTTGAAATGGGTGTTCAATTATTATTCTAAATACAATAGAGCACCGAGGGCAGAAATAGAGGAGTTATATAGAGAGAATAAAAGAAGTTTAAAAAAGTCTGAAGCTGATATAGTTAAAGAATTTCTTTATAAACTTTCTAAACAACATGAACAGGAGCAGGTATTCAATAGAGAATACCTGCTTGATCAAACAAAGAAATATTTTAAAGAAAGAAGTTTAAAATTATTATTTACTGAAGGAAAGAGTTTATTAAAAAAAGGAAACACGGATCAGGTAGAGAAGTTATTGGATAGCCATAAGCAGTCATGTCAATTAACAACTAATTGGGTTAATCCATTAGACCCAAAATATATAAAATCAGTATACAGTAAAAAAGATCAAAGAGAATTATTTATACTACCAGGAGAATTGGGGAGGTTAATTGGGCCGTTTAGAAGAGAATGGTTTGTGGCGTACTTTGGCCCAATGAAAAGAGGAAAGACTTTTCAACTAAAAGATTTTGAAATTCTTGCCCTAACAAATAGGGCATTAGGAAAAGGATTGAAAGTAGCAAGTATAAGTTTGGAAATGCCGCATGAGGATAACTCGATGCGGACGTGGCACAGAATAACGGGATTGCCAGAAGAAGAAAAGCAATATATAAAATATCCTGTATTCGACTGTGCGAAAAATCAAACTGGAACTTGTACTTTTAAAAAGACAAATAGTAATAAAGGAAAATTATCTTTGTTTGATAAGAATGGAGAGAAGCTTATTTTCTCTCCAGATATGATTTATAAGCATTGTAATTATTGTAGGTTCAAAACTAATAAAAGACATAAAGGTAAATTTGAACCAACTATTTGGTGGCAGGCAAAAAAAAGATATAAGATGGAGGAGAAAGATGTTTTAAAAAAGGCAAGAAGTATAAGAAAGAAATTCGGAAATAATTTTAGGCATAGAAGTTTTCCGGCTTATACTGCTTCTTTGCAGGATATTAAGAGAGAATTAAATGATCTTGAGTATATGGAGAATTTTGTTCCCGATGTTATTTGTATTGACTATGCGGATATTTTGAAAACTTCTTTGCAAGGGAGAGATGGGTCAGATGAAATTTGGAAAGGGCTGAAGGGTATGGCTGGGGAAAGAAAGTGTTTGGTTGTTTCTGCTTCTCAAACAAATAGAAAAAGTATAGGTAAGAATAGGATAGGGCAAGTGGATGTGTCTGATGATATACGAAAGCTTGCCCATATTGATTTAGGAATGGGTATAAATCAAAACGACATTGAAAAAGATTATGGCGTGATGAGGATAAACTTTTTAGCTTTCAGGCACAAGAAAAGTATGGAGAATTTGGAAGTCACTGTATTACAAAATTTGGATGTTGGCAATCCCCTGCTTGATAGCATGATAATTAAAGGAGGACTAAAATTATAAATAAAATTATATAGTTAAAATTTTTTTAAAAAAAATTGCTGTTTTATTTTTTTATATGTTATAATAGTACTGTAGTTCTAAATTTAAACTTTTTTAATAAAGGAGATTTATTTTATGGATATCAAAAAATTAAGGCTGATGGTAAAGAAAGTAAACGAGGTTAGGGAGAAAGAAGATAAAATAAAACTTCGGGGCAATGATAATTTGAAAGAGGACTTTATGCAAGCCCTGGAGGAACTTGAAGATGATGACAGGCTTGATGATGTTCCCGATGAAGTAATAGATTTTTACGAAGAGCTTGTTTCTGAAGAAGAGGAAGAAGAGGAAGAAGAGGAAGAAGAGGAAGAAGAGGAAGAAGAGGAAGAAGAGGACGAGGAAGAGGAAGAAGAGGACGAGGAAGAAGAGGACGAGGAAGAGGAAGAAGAGGAAGAAGAGGAAGAAGAGGACGAGGAAGAGGAAGAAGAGGAAGAAGAGGAAGAAGAGGACGATGAAGAGGAAGAAGAGGAAGAAGA